TGAGGACGATAGATGCCTGACTTCCAGCCCTTTCCCATCTACGACCTGAAATATGGCAAGGTCACGGCCAAGAAGCCGTGGCTGTTGCCCCAGGACGCCTTCAAGGAGCTCCTGAACGCCTACGTCGAGCGGGGGGTCCTGAAGAAGCGCAAGGGCTATACCGAGTGGGGCCGCATGGTCCACCTGGTGGAAGATGAATCAGTGGGGACAGGCGATAAGAGCGAGGTCACTTTCTCCGGCACCCTGGCGAACGGGCCTATCAGGGACCTTGAGATCACCGATGGCGTGGAGAAGTTCACCGACAACGGCGACGGGACGTTGACCGGCGATGCCGGAGGGGTCGGAACGATAGTGTACGAAACGGGGGCCTTTTCTGTGACTTTCAATGCTGCCCCGGAGATCGACGCCGACATCACGGCCGATTATAACTTCTACCCGGGCCTTCCGGTCATGGGGATCTGGGAGCACTACACGGCGACCGGCAGATATCTCCTGGCCTTCGACACAAAGAGAATGTGCAAGTACAACACGGCAACGAGCCTGCTCAACGACATGGCCGAGGAGGACACCTGGACCGGCCTGGATTACAACTTCTTTCATTGCTGCAGCGCGACCGACGACAAGATTTACATAACGAACGGGGTTGACCAGATCAGGACCTGGGACGGGACCACACTCGCTGCCCTGACGGTCGATTACACGGGCGGGTCCACGAACAAGGTCAATACCTGCAAGTTCATCTTCGAGTATCACGGTCACATCGTCCTTCTGGCGCCGACCGAGGAAACCACCTTCAGGCCACGGAGATGCAGGAGCAGCACAGCGGGGACCTACACGACCTGGCCCTCCTACGGCTGGGTGGACTGCCCGACACCTGACGAGATCATGGGCGCCCAGATGATCGGCAATGTCCTGTATGTCTGGTTCAAGGAGAGCCTCTGGAAGCTGAACTATACCGGGATCTACACCAGCCCGTTCGAGTGGGAACGAGTCAGCCAGGAGGAAGGCCTCTACGCACCATTCTCCACCATCACCATCGGCGGGAAGAGCTACGGCATAGGCAAGAGCGCCATTATCGCCACCGACGGCGTGAACCTTGCGCCCGTTGATTCGGCCATACCTGATGGGATCATATCCGACTACGACGTCGGACAGGTCAAGTACGGGTATGCCGGGAAGATCCGCGACCTCAGGCAGATCTGGTGGACGGCCTGCGCCGTGGGATCGACCGAGCCTGACAGGGTGCTCGCCTTCAATTATGAGGACGGCAACTTCTTCCCGTATGACCTGGCCTTCATGTGCTTCGGCAGCTACACGGCAGGATCTACCCTGACCATGGACGACATCGAGGACGCCTGGGACGACATCGAGTACACCTGGGACACCGGGAGCGCCGTGGCTGGGTATCCGCTCAAGCTGGCAGGGGACCATGACGGGTACATCTTCCTGACCAATGACGGGTATAACGACAACGGGGAGGACATCGAGTTCCTGGCCGAGACAGGGGAATGGAACCCCTACATCCAGAACGGCCTGGAGGCGAACCTTGGCTGGGTCGATTTCTTCCTTACCACGAACGATGAAACCGAGCTCACCATAGACTTCTACGTTGACCAGGATCCCACCGCGTACCTGACCAAGACGCTCACCTTCGAGGATGAGAGCGGCAGGGACAAGGTGACGGTCTGGAAGAGGGTCTATGTCGGAGCCGTGGGCAGCCACCACCGGATGAGGATATACCACACGGCCAGCGAGCAGCCCGTCGAGATCCACGCCATCGTGCCGTACTTCAAGCAGGAGGGGGCGATCCATGGCTATTAAGCGGTTCATCAAGCCGATGAAGGCATTCAGTAACCTCAAGAGCGCATTCGATTACCTTATCGCACTCGAGAATGCCCTTGACTACATATTCAGCGAGATCCTGACCCTGCTGAACAAGCGGTACACCGGGACTGCCACCTGGAACCCGGGGAGCATCAACAACGGGGCTCAGTCGAGCACGGACGTAACAGTCACAGGGGCTGCAGTCGGAGATCCGGCCTTTGCTGGGTTCTCCCCGGTCACGGCCGCGGGATGGGTCATAAGCGCCGTGGTGACGGCAGAGAACACGGTCAAGGTTACCCTGGTGAACCACACCGGGGGCGCCGTGGACCTTGCCAGCGGCACGGTGACGGCCATCGTATGGAAGGGATAGACATGCAGAAGGATATATGGGAACTGACACCTCTGAGGATCTACGATCTCAGGATCGTACCGCGGAGGCTGCTTGAACAGGTCAAGGGCCTGGAGTGGAACATCGACAGGGTCTATGCCCTGTCTGAGAATATCTGCTCCAACCCCACGAATCTGATCTATGTGTTCTACGACAATGAAAACATCATTCACGGGGTCCTCTGGGCTCGCATCAACATCCTGGACGAAAACCTGTATGTGTCGATCCTGTCCGTAGACGAGGAGTACCAGGGCGTGAACGGGGCGCCGATAGACGCGGCCTATGCCATGCTCAACATGGTCAGAAACGATGCGGGCCTGAAGAAGATCATCTGGAGCACGACCAGGCCGAAGGCATACGAGAAGCACGGGTTCAAGCGGTCAAAGAAAATCATAATGGAGGGCTGAGACATGGGAGACTTTCTATTCGGATCACCGCCTGACGTCGACATGAAGAACACCCTGACGCCGGAACAACAGAAGGTGCTGGCGTCGCTCAATACGTCCCTCCTGAATGTGCTGTTCAACCCTGGAGGTGGCGCAGGAACAAGCAGTGGCGTGACGCCAACGACCGGAGCAGCAGGGGCGGGAACCGTGACACCGGCTGCATCTGCCGGCCGAAAGATCGTGGGATATGACCAGGACGGCAGGCCGCTCTGGAGCGACAGCACATCGAGCGCGGCGGTAGCGGCGGGGGCAACCCCGTGGTCACCGAAAGCCCCCCTGGCGGCACCAGGCACCACCCTGGCCGGTGCCCCGGTCTATGAAGGCGACATGACGGCAGGCCCGTCGAGCATCCAGAACAAGATCTTCAGCCAGATCCCGGGGCTCCTGGGCGGCATCGGCGGCGACAAGACCGTGAACAGTGCCCTTGACTCGTTCCTGAACAAGTACAAGGGCGGGTACAGCGCAAAGTCCTTTGACCCGACGAGCACCCTGAATATGTTCCAGAAGTCAATTTTTGATCCTGCCATGAAGGGATACAAGGAGGAAACTCTGCCCCAGATCGCGGAGCTGTTCGCGGGGAGGGGCTCATTCGACAGCGGCGGGACCCTGCACACCATGACCGAATCGGCAGAGGACCTCATGGGCTCACTCATGGGCACCAAGGCGTCCATGCTGGACAGCGCAAAGAACGCCTGGGACAACATGGAGATGAACAAGTTCCTGGGCATCAACAGTATGCTCCCCGGTGTGGCAGGCGCCAAGACGAGCAATGTCTCGGCGGGGCTTGCCGGTCTGCCCTACGCCATGGCGGCAGGCGACACCCAGCAGGGACTCAATCAGTTGGATATCAACGAGCTGATGTACAAATGGACCCAGGGGCAGCCGTACAACAACCCGTACCTGAACATTCTGCAGATGGCCCTCGGGACTCCGGCCATCACGCCTGTAGTGAATGGTGGCAGCACGGGATTCCTGGATGCCATGGCCCCCGGGATAGGCATGGCCGGCGGGGCAAAGCTCATGTCAATGCTCGCATCATAGGAGGTGAATCATGGCACCTGGCGCAGTCTACGTTCCACAGTGGGACCCATGGCAGGGGCTTCGACAGGGAATCCTGCAGCTCGCCATGGGATACAGCAGGGGCCTCGAGAAGCAGGACCTTTCAAGCCAGATCGCCCAGCTCATGGCGAACCTTCCCGGGACGAGGGAGAAGCAGACCCTTTTCCCCATGGCCATGAATCAGGAAGGTGGAGCGCCTGCACCTGGCGAAGGCATCTCACCGAGCGGCGGCGTCGACATAGGAACACCCGCAGCGCCTGCCATAGTGGAGCAGGTACCCGAACCGTTCGATCTCCAGAAGGTCATGGGTGGGATTACGGATCCGAACCTGGCTATGGGGATCCTGCCGACCATGATGAACTACGATTCCGACAGCAAGCGCATGGCAGCCGCCGAGAAACTGGCAGAGATGAAGGAAGCCTTCGAACAGGCGAAGCTGGACAATGAGCCGGTGAAGATCACGGCATGGAAGAAGGCCGGGAACGAGTATCAGCCATTCACGGTGACTGTGAAAAGAAAGAACGTGCCCGAGGTCGAGGCCAGGTTCCAGGAGAAGGGCTACTATGTGGGGGAAACGCCGAAACCGGTCCCCC